CGTGGCAACCATCTCGCTGGTCGTATCCCAGCTGGCCAACTGGCTGGGGCCCAAGATACCTGCGATGTTCAAGTAGTGAACATTTATACCCTGACCGACCCCGGCAGTCCGACCGACCCCGGCAGTCCGACTGTCCCCGGCAGTCAGAGTGTCCCCGGCAGTCAGAGTGTCCGTTAGGGACAGACCACCCCTCCCAGACAGACTGTCTCTCCCAGACAGACTGTCCCTCCTGGATCGAAGATTGAAGCCACCCTATAGATGGGGTGGCTTTGTTATTAATAAAGCACTTGATTGGTATCAACCTCACGCCTTATATTTCAGTACTCCGTTTACTACAATACCACTTGGATTGCAAATGAGTCGGACTTTAACTAATGAAGAGAAAAGGGTAGTCTATTATGCCCAGAACAATAAGCCGACTGATCCCAAGTTGGTTAACAACGAAACACCCCTTGACAGTTTAAACCTGAATTGGCGAGAGAAAGATTTACCTGAACGTGAACGGACAAAGCACGTTCATAGGTTACATCCCTACCTCGGGAAGTATATACCCCAGTTGGTAGAGATATTCCTCCGAAAGTACTTCAAGCCAAAACAGACAGTGCTCGACCCATTTTGCGGCTCCGGGACTACTCTTGTTCAAGCAAATGAATTGAACATTCATTCAATCGGGTATGATATCTCAAAGTTTAATGTCCTCCTATCACAGGTCAAAACAGCTGAATATGATGTTGACTTATTAGATAAAGAAGTCAAGGACAGTATCGAGAAACTCAGAGGCCTGATTGGCAAACTCTCAAACGAACTTCAGTTTGAAGAGATCAAAGAACTTGACCCCTCATTACATACTAATACCGACACGGACAACGAATATCTTAAAACCTGGTTCGCCCCACAAGCCCTAAAGGAACTACTCCTATACCACAATCTTATTGAGACACAATCGTATAAATATGCAGACGTGATGAAGATCATCCTATCCAGGTCTGCTAGATCCGCAAGGCAGACTACTCACTTCGATCTTGATTTCCCTAAGAAACCAGTGACAAATGAATACTGGTGCTACAAACATTCAAGGATGTGTCGACCGACTAAGGAAGCATATAAATTCATACGGCGTTATAGTGTAGACACACTCCGACGAATTAAAGAGTATTCGATGCTTAGAACCAAAGCAGATGTCAAAGTATTCAATGAAGATAGTCGAACGGCATCCTTTCCAGCTTTCGATGGAATAATCACTAGTCCTCCTTACGTCGGCTTAATAGACTATCACGAACAGCACGCATATGGATATCATCTGCTGAATCTGGAGGATCAAAGGGAGAAAGAGATCGGGCCGGCATCAAATGGAGCAAATGGTAATGCCCGTTTGAAATACCAAGAAGATATCACTACCGTATTTAAGAATGCAGCAAACTCCGTAAAACCTGGGAGCCGATTCATTGTAATCGCTGGTGACCGCCACAATCTATATGACTCTATTGCCGAGGGTGCCGGATTAGAAGTTGAAAGCATAATCCAACGGCACGTAAATAGAAGAACCGGAAGAAGATCAACTGAGTTTTACGAATCGATATTTGTATGGCGAAAACCCTAACTAATAACGGAGGTAACTGCTATTATGGAAGCGAAGACAGCCGCAGCGATTAAAGGTTATCTTGAAGCATTTATCGATCAAATTGTAAATGAGTATCGTAAAAAGAAACTCCCGTTGCTCGATACACCAGAAAGGTATCTTCAAAACAGATCCAGTAGTGGCGCATTAAAACCATTCCACGCTGCAATTATACCTGAGCAGTTAATGCGAATCAATGCTTTTGAGCGTGGATTTAGTACAAAACTTGGGACCACCTTTGAAGAGGTTGCCCGCCTCGTAGCTTTGGAACACCACGAAGAGGCAGTCCGAAGTTACGATCTTGTAGGTGAAATCAGTTTAGACGCCATCGCTGAAATTGAGCACCAAATCTCCGTATTTGAACGTGCTGCAGATGACAGGTTGATCAAACCTTCCCTGACGGAAATGATCGATGCGGTATTCGAACACAATATAGCTGAGACCCGTGAAATCAGAAATGCTCGGGCAGACCTTTATATCTTGGCAGAGGATGGAACAGAGTATTACTTTGAAATGAAATCACCCAAGCCAAATAAAGGACAGTGCTTAGAGGTCATACAAAGGATTCTCAGGTTTCACCTACTCCGCGGAATGAAAAGGCCCAAGGTTCAGGCTTACTTCTCTATGGCTTATAATCCGTATGGGCCAGATAAATCCAACTATAAATGGTCATTCGCAAAGATGTATACTCCATTTGAGCAAGCTGTTATAATTGGACAGGAGTTTTGGTCAATAGTTGGAACTGAGAACACTTTCACAGAAGTTCTTGAGATCTATCAGGAAGTTGGGCGGACTAAAAGTAAATATATGATTGATGCATTATCATTTGGCTTTTAATCCCAAATAGGGAAAGTCGTTGAGATACTCATCACCTATATTTATCATTGTATTCATATCACTTCTCTTTGCTCAGTCCAATACCCGAGTATCGAGAGTCGTCGACGGCGACACCTTCGTCATCTCTTCCGGTGAGAAAGTACGCCTCATTGGAGTAGATACCCCCGAGACTAAACACCCCCGTAAAGGAGTTGAGTATTTCGGCCCCCAAGCCTCTGCCTTCTCCCGGGAGATGCTCGAAGGTAAAACCATCCGTCTTGAATTCGATGTCCAGGAGCGCGACCGCTATGGCCGCCTCCTAGCATACGTATACATAGATACACTATTTTTCAATAAGCACCTCGTCAAAGAGGGATATGCCCGGGTAGCCACCTACCCGCCCAATGTCAAATATCAAGACCAATTCCTGGCAGCCCAGCGCTATGCCAGGGAACACGATAAAGGACTATGGGGCCAGGACAACCCATCTGACTTGTACCTCCCCAAGGAAAGTGGTGATGGGAATGACACCGGCCCCGTAGTCGCTTCTAAGAACTCTGATAAGTATCACCGCCCCAGTTGTAAGTGGGCGAAGCGGATTAAGCCGGAGAACCTGATCCGGTTTGAGTCGGCGGAGGCGGCGAGGAAAAAGGGGTATAAACCGTGTAAGGTGTGTAAACCTTAGTACTTGGAATGATGGAGGATTGCAAGGTGCATATTCTTCTTACAGATGAAACAAACATTAGACCAGACGGGAATGTGACTTTCTTTGTCTATGGGGGTATTCTATTTCCCATCGAACAATTACTCGTACTTCATAATGGTATTAACAGAATCAGAATTGAGAACGGATACACTACAACGGATATGCTTAAGTTTGACACAAGATCCCGACCTGAATACGTTTCAGTTGATGAAGCAACAACTGCTAAAAACTCAGTGATTAAGTTATGCTTGACACTTGGTGTTAAATTTATAGTACACATCATACACCACGGTATTATCAGGAATCAAGATCCGGACATCCAACTGAAACAGGCAGCAGATTATGTGATTGGCCGTTACAACCAATATTTAAATGATATAAATGATTATGGAATCTGTGTAGTTGATAGATTTAGTAAGGATACAAACTATAGTTATTCTGTCACTAAGTTTACAAAAGGCTTACGACTACACAATGGTTATCTGGTTAACCTGGATAGAATAATACACTATAGTTCTACCTGTATAGGAGCTTCTCACGCAAACTCTGCGGTGGACATCGTTTTGGGTAGTCTTAGATATTGTATCAACAATCCGAAAAACGAAGACGTTGCCTCAATAATGGCACATAATGTCATCAGAATGATGTGGGCCGAGAAACGTGATGGAAAGCTATATCCAACGAATAAGGGATTTATCATAAGACCCAATATGGATAAAGTAAGACAATCATATGGTGCTTTCTTAGATGACTATAATGAGTTAATAGCAAACTTGAAGAAACTCTTTAGATTAGCTACTCAGAAGTAAGTCACCTCCGGTATATTCACCACATCTTCGTGATCATATCTACAGGTCGTCTCCAGACTGGCGTGCCCCATCAACCGTTGCAGCTTCCGGATTGGATAATCCTGAGTCAGTAAGTTCGTTGCAAAGGTATGCCGCAACGAATGGACCGTCAGACTTTCCCGCAGCCCTGCCCTGCGGATATACTTCTTAACCATCCGGCTGACGTAGTTGGCTGTATGGGGATGCCGCAAATACTGCCCGCTGATGTATACCCACCTCTGCCCTTCCTTACTGATGCGGCTCTCATACTTCACCTGGGCCAGTGCCTCTTTTACACTGTCCCATAGTGGGAACTTCCGCCGGTTCCGGTGGTCGTCTTTACCATTGATAATAAGAAAGCTGTCCGTGACATCCTTCCACTGCAGGTTGTAAAGTTCACCCCGCCGCATTCCCGTCCGGAGCAACAGCATCAGGTAGCCCTGTTCCAGTGGATTGACAGCGGCCGTAGCCAGCAGCAGCCGCACTTCTTCCGGGGAAAGATAGTCATTGCGCTGTTGGGTCGGCGGTATAAAGCCGCGCTGGTTCAGAAAGGGGGAGCTTTCAAGGATGTCCCATTTCACCATTTGACTGAATACAGCCTGAATGTGGCGGAGATTAATTGACACCGTATTCTGGTTAGAGTATCTGTTCTGCAGCCACTGCTTGAAGGTAGCGACAGCGACCGGTCCGATCTTGCTGATCGGGTAGTCCGGCCTGAAGCATTCACAGAAGCGTTTGAAGGAGAACATATATCCTTCCGCGGTGAAAGGGGAAAGATCTTCCTTGAATCGCTTGTGCGCCTCCCAGTAGGCCAGCGCCAGGGTGTGACGGCCCAGGTCCAGGCCGAGTTCCATCACGGCAATCCGTGCAGCCTCGAAGTAGTCGGCGGTTTTCAACTGATGACATTTGCGTTTCGAACGGGCATTTCCGGTGACTGCCCGATACATTTGGTTGTGCATTTCGAGATGTGCCATATAACAGCCCCCATAAGTATAATTAAGGGTTTGGGTGTTCAATTGACCGAATTGGCCCGAATGAACACCTGATCACTTTATTATAGTTATGTGACCTGTGAGCGAAGTGACGTTATTGCAAGAGTTGCAGTGTGAAACCTGTGGAGCTGAGGGGATTCGAACCCCTGACCCCTTGAATGCCATTTCTTTCACAAGCCACCTATAACATTCATCTAAAGGTTAATACATAAGCCTTTCATTTGTATCTAACTGCGTCAATTTGAACATCCCAACCTCCCAAAACCTGCTACATAATCGTTAATCAAGTTACCGATTGAACAACCCCTTGTCAAGAGGAAAAGCATAATATGCCCGTCTCTCGTGACTGAAATTGCCTGGGATCGGCGGCTTAAATACGGCTTATCCATCCGGGCAGAATACGTCCACGAAAGGTATATTCTCCCGGTTCCCCTGCCTTCAAGCGGTGAAGTACATTCTGTGCATCCGGCAGGTTGACCAGCAGCTGCGCTCCCTCTTTTTGCCCAGTTAGTTTGACATCTCCCTCCAGCCCGGTGGACAGAATACGTTCCACCTGGGAAGGCTTTGTTTTGTAGTATAGTTCCATTGTTCAGCCTCTCTCCTATTAGTACCCTTATAATATACAATCAAAACGCCATAAAGAAAAGCCCCGACCGAAGCCGGGGCTCTTTATCCTGTTCATATCGATGCTCGCTTTTGCAGTATTAGGGGGCGGAACAGGTTGGGACTAAAGAGTCATTGGGTATCCTGACAAATAAAGGATCCACCGATACGATGGTATTTCCTTTGTCTTCCAACTCGTTGAGATACCATTCTAAGAACTCGTATAGTTTAAAGTGTATTGAAGTGGAGTCAATCGCTAAAAACAAGGGGATATCCGGGTAGTTTACCGACAGCCACTCCTCCATCTGGTCGTAGTATCTGATATGCTTTATCATTCGGGGTTTCCTTTATATGTAACAGTATTCAGTATATACCCGGGAGTCAGGGTAATATATACAGCCAGCGGGTGGAGCTTCACCCGCCAGCTGTGTTGGTTGAGGAGACAACCATCTATGAGTGAAAGGTATTATAGTCTGGGCCTCCGGTCTGCTGTAACCGGAAGCCGTGGAGTTTACTGGTTGAACCGAACCAGTTTCTATGCTAAAGGCCGCGTGGCCGTCATAGTCAAATCCGGCGGTTGCCGGAGTCGGAGCAGGGTGCTCTGAGGATGGTAACTGGGGTTGGGTTGAGGAAGGCGGTACAGGAGTGGGTACTGCGGGGCTGAGAGATTCTTCCTGATGAGAGAAGTTCTGTTGTGTCCCGTGGCGGAGCCAGTAATTCTGGACTGACTTGCGGTTCCAGGTAAGGCTCCGTGGGGTCAAAAGGTGTCTTTGATTGAAGTAGTCAGCGATCTGGGAATAGGTCATATTGAGGGTGTGCTTCAGCATCCGGATCATCCGAATGGTTACCTGTCGCTGTCCCTTGATGTCCGCACCCTTATTTATAATTAAGTGATCAGGGGTTTGCAAATAAGTCAGTGCGTCTTCCAAACTGTAGACGCAATCCCAGCTGAGGTATGGACTTAGCTGTAGTCCCGGGAGCCGGTATTTGGCAGCCCGCTTAGTTTGTGAACTTGTGAAATGCACATAACTCTGAGTCAGGACAATGAGGCCCATCTCCTGCAGCTTCTTCCAGGCGCGGTTGATCGTAGATTCCCGTGCTGTAATACACTTTTGAATGTAGTTATAGGGAAGGGTGACTTCCACGTTGGATGCATCTACATCAGCAATAAGGTGCATCTCGCTGCCGTCGACCAGATGTCTCAGCTCCGGTTGGTTACCCAGTTCAGTGTCATTGGTTTCGGCATCGGATACCGACCGGATTACCTTCTTGACCGCCAGCCAGTAGATTGCAAGGGCAACCGGATCGTCCATCAGTTGGCGAAGACTATCGGCGATATATTGTATGTCGGCACCCAGGAAGGTGGGACGGTCTGATGCGCCACGGCGATAGCGGGGCATTGCGGCCAAATCATTGACCGGCTGCTGCTTCAGCTCGGTATACCGGTTCATTACCTTTTCCCGAATAACGTAATAGAATCCACCGGTGTTGGTATCCGGCCGGTAATGCTGAATCCAGATAGCCCTTATCAGCTGCTTCATCGGAATGCCGTTCATCATTGACCAGCGCACCAGGGTATCGATACCTTCGTCACTCAGGGTCAGCTTTCTATGGTGGAAGATTGTTCTCACTTCGTTCTTATATCCGGTGTCTCGTTTCATTGTGTGTCTCCATAGACTGTTTAGTTCCTTGTCCTTCTGTTATAGTCTCCTTCCAGGCTTTATATCCAGGTGCCGGTAGCGAGCCGGCACCCAGCCAGTTATGGAGACGAAGCGGTTTCTCTCGCTTCACCTTAGTTATGTCACGAATGCCCCACATATTCAGGAACTAAATGAAATAGTTTGCTGTCCGGTCTGTTAAACTTCATCACTCGTCTCCTTCTGTACCAGATGTGTCAGATCTTTGCTGATATTCGGGACTCTGGGGAAACTTTCTTGTCTCAATATCAAGGCTATAGGCTTGATAGAGTAAAATAGTTGGTGACTTTAGGCTAATTCGCCCTGGCAACTGACCGTATGCCATTCTGATACGTGAGTATGCAATACCCATACAGTCATCCGGTTTAGATATTAACACGCTTCGGTAGTCTGAATACCGAAAAGGAGAGATAATTAAACCACTACCATAGACCCCTGTTTGGGCAGGACATATAACCTATAGTATAAGTGGTAAACCTTACCCGCCTCAAACTGGCCTTCTGGGCAGGACATATAACCTATAGCATAAGTGACAAACGCTTCACACCCGGGTAGACCATAGGGGGCCTTGCCCCCTCGCCGCTAACGCGGCTCACCCCCGCTATATCGATTAGTTGGTATACTACTGAAGCATTGGCCGTCGCCTTAAGGTTTACAACTTCGTCTAATGTTTTCGGCAGGGGGTAAAACATAGGGGCTCCTCGCCCCTCGCCACTGCGTGGCTCACCCCAGCTGCTGCGCAGGCGGTTGGGCTCAGCGGACATCTGAACCGATGGCGGTGGAGTATTAAACCTTTAGCCGCGAATGCGGACGGCCGACCCTAAAGCGGACGGCTAATTCACTAATCGATAAAATACCTCGATCCCTTAACCACCTGCCAACCTGAGAACAACAGCTTGATAATCCTGTCCCGGTATCCTAAAGTAGTTATATAGAACTCGATTGAGTTGGCTTTCAGCACTCTCAATCACACTCTATATAGGGGTTAACCTGTCAGTTAGGTACAAATCTGCAATCCGTATGCCAGTCAGGATAAACGAGTCCGCTGTAAGAGGGGTAGAGGTACTCTGGCTCGCTGCACGCTACCCTGGCGTAGCCTGTGCCCCGGGAAAGGTGCTCTTTAGCCGACAGTTTCCTGATCAGCGACCTGCAGTAAAAAGCCCCTTTTGGGTCCGCGGCTCCCCGTAAGGGGTAAAAGAACCTTATCACAAGGGTCCCTGCGAGAGGACAAACTTTCTCAAATACTTTCCAAATATCCGACCCAATCGTGACATAACTACTGTAGAGGGGCAAAGAGACGACTCCCCAACCTGAGGTGAACCGACACCCGAATCCCTGACAGGAGACACACGATATGAAGACCGTCGCCAAGAAAGTCATACACGGGATACCGGGCGTCATAAAGCCTACTCCCCGTAAACAGGTCCGGAGGGCGCAATGAGATGTCTACCAAGAAGCGCACCTACAACTACGACCCCACCATCATCAACTCCGGTGTCGCTGCCCCCGGCGACACCTGGAGCCGTAAGGTCATTGAGCTTTTGAGCTACGACCCTACCGATGATATGGACTTCCAGCTGGACCTGGAATCCTTTACACACCATTTATCTCCCCGACAGAAGACCATACTGGACCAGACCCTTGAGGGGTACAGCCAGTGTGAGATCGCCTTCGACCTTGAGGTAGACCAGTCTACCGTCAGTCGGGAACTCAAACGTATCGCAATCGCCTGGGAGCGGTTCCATTCAATCGATGGAGACCTCCCAGATGTGGACCATAACCACTAATGCCCCACAGTGGGTTCAGTTTCAGGACTACAAGATCGACACCCGAATGAACAGCTGGATCTATACCGCCCCTGATGAAGCAGCCGTTAGACGGTTTGCCGCCGAAGAGTTCAAGGATGACCCCAATTCGCAGCAACTGATTGACTATGCAGCCTATCGCTGGTTTAATATCCAAACCCACGATACACTGCTGGACTACATAACCACACTACCCGGCTGCCGCCTTTGGCCCAATTCCACTGACCGCAATGTTGACTTCACGATGGACTACCAGGGCAAACAGCTGAAGGTAGACCTGAAGCTCACTCCCCTGCTGGCTGAATACCGGAAGATGGCCGCCAAATGGATCACCGTCCCTGATGACGCCGCCCTTGTCAAACGCTACTATGAGAAGGCCGGCATAAAGAGTAAACGCCAGACCGCTGAACACCGGCTCTATGTCGTCTGCTACAACTACACCTGTCCGGATGACAGCTACAAGGTCAAAGGCTACGGCGAAGATATCGTCCGGGCCGTCGACGCCTGGTTTACTAACCCGGTATTCTACCCGGTAAAGGTAGGTAAGAAGACCTACTACGCCGGACTAATCCGAGTCCAACACGGACTGGATGCATAATATTGCCCAAACCGAACCATATATAGTAGGAGGTATATCTAAATGTATAAGAAGTATGTAGAATTCCCCACCACTCTCGAAGAACTTGGACTCAAGTCGCCGATGCCGGTGATTGAAGTCCACGATATTGAACACTTCCCCGGTTATGATGTTCGCTATGAACTGATTGACCTCAGCAAGTTCGGCACACTGAACCCCCGAATGGTCAGCGCCTACACCAGCGACACCAGCGAATACATCGGCGAGCCTAACACAGCTCACGAACTGTGTGTCGTCCGCGGGATCAGACCCCAGCTCCGTGAAGATGTAGACATCCCGGTCTGCACCGTCGGCTTCTCAGAACAACGCAACGCCTGGTATGGCTGGGGCCCCAAAGGTATCAAGTCCTTTACCATCGGCGATACGGTCAAGATGGGTGATGTCCTGCTGGGCCGCTACCCGAAGGACTTCAAAGTCAAGACCCTTGAAGACGCCAGAGCAATGGCCTACGCATTCGCAGAGGAGGTATCCTGATGGAAGACCAGAAGCAGAAGCAACTGATTGAAGACGCCAAACAGCAGCAGGCAGCTCTCCGCAAGCTGACCACCGTCCCCTTTCCGGAGAAACAACCGCCCTGGTATATCCGGATGGTGGCCGACATCTATCGAATTAAGCTAAAGTAAGGAATACCGTTATGGCAGACATCAAGACAAAGTACGACGAATGGGTTCTCAAATGTAGAGAATACGGGCTTACCGATATCACCATTACCCTGCTGGAACGCATCGCCTACAAGGACCCGCTGCAGACCTGGAAAGACTTCTCCGCTGAGGTGAAGCGCTCCACGTCCTATATCAGCAGGCTGCGCATCCAGTATGGCAACCTGATCAACGACTTCGCCCAGCAGTTCATATTCAACAGAGCGATGCCGTTCTGGTTTTCTGCACTTGACGATAAGTGCAGAGCCGGGGACGTGTCCGCCCTGCGCCTGGCCTTCGAGCTGGAGCATAAGATCAAGGAAGAGAACCACGCCGATGTGAATATCATCATCGAACATTCGATACCACGCCCTGACGACACTGATAAGTAGACATTGATTAGATGAAGATCGAATTAGATTACACACCTTTCCCCAAACAGGCCGCCTTTCACCGGTCCCCTGCGAAGTTTAAGCTTTACAGTGGTGGATTCGGCAGCGGGAAGACCACCGCCCTGGCGTATGAAGCATTGCTCTATGCGCTGGAATACCCCGGCACCACCGGTATGATTGCCCGTCAGTCCTACCGGGAGCTGATGGACACCACGATGAAGGAGTTCTTCGACATCTGCCCGCCGGAACTGATTCGCAACTTCAATAAGTCCAACTATCACCTGACCCTGTGGAACGGTAGCATCATTCTATTCAGGAATCTGGATAACCTGCAGAAGCGCCGGGGTACCAACCTGGGCTGGATCGCTATCGATGAGCTGTCAGAGGTATCCGAATCAATGTGGCTGGAGCTGCAGGGCCGCCTTCGCCAGAAGAACAGTCCGAGAAAGATGTTCGCCTGCACCAATCCTAATGGACACTCGTGGGTCTGGACCAGGTGGATACGCGATGCCGCCAAGAACAAGGACTATCATATCGTTCAGTCAGCCACTCAGGACAATCCTTACCTGCCGGCTGATTACGTCCAGTCCCTCATCGACAACTATCCCGAGCCCTGGGTGAAGCGTTATGTCTTCGGCTCCTGGGATGCTGCCGCCGGTATCATCTACGAAGAGCTGGACTACGATAAACATATCATCAAACCCTTTCCTATTCCACCCTCCTGGACCCGCCTGCGGGGGATGGACTACGGATACACCAACCCCACCGCTGTCGTCTGGCTGGCCATCGATCCCGATACCGGTAAGGTCTATGCCTACGACGAACACTACGCCGCCAAGCTGACCGTCAGCCAGCACAAGACGGTCGTTCACGCCAAGACCGGACACGCCAGGATACAGGTAACCGCCGCTGACCCATCGATGTGGCGGGCTGCCGATGGTGACGGACGTTCCATCGCCGATGAGTTTATGTCCGGTAAGGAACGCCTGCCCCTGATCAAGGCCAACAACTCGGTGGCCTGGGGTATTAACAAAGTCAAAGAGCTGCTGCAACACGACCGGCTCTACATCTTCAAGACAATGGAGAACCTAGTATCCGAGATCCAGGACTATCGTTACCAGGATATACCGGTCCACCGTGATGTCAATGCACCGGAGCGCCCGGTAAAGAAGGACGATCACGGTTGTGACGCCTTACGCTATGGATGTTCTTACATCATTGAGCATAATCTTGCACCAACTTCTTTCGCAGATCATCGCCGCAGCGACGACCCCAAGACACAGCTGGCTGAATCCACCCGCCGGATGAATGAGCGCAGTGGCCTACTGCTCCCTGAATCTTACTACGAAGCCATCGAGAGCGATGCCGACGAAGAATGGTAAACCAACCACCAATGGAGAACCCACCAATGTATGAACTGATCGGAACCCTTATCGCCTTTGCCGCCCTGGCCTACGCCATCTTTGTACAGCAACGGACGATACATCGACAACAGAATGTCATAATCAAACTGGTCGGCTTCATCACCAACGTAGAGTTCGGTGAAGCTGCCCCCACGGATATGAGTCCGATTGACCTGGACGCTGTCCCAACCGAAGACACTAAGGAGATCGACTAATGAACGAGCAAATCCAAAACACCCAGCTGCCCGAATCCCCGGAGGAGTTGGTTAAACGCATCAACGGCTACTTCGAAGTATCGAAGCGTGCCAAGGAACGCCGCCATAAACAATGGCTCACTTACTACCGCCACTGGCGGGGACTGGAACGGGTGCAGACCAAAGGCGGCCGCTCCCGTGAGCTGATCAACATCATCTTCGCCACCGTGGAACAGAAGGTTGCCCTGCTGTCTGACAGCCGCCCCGGCTTTGTGTTCTATCCCCAGGACGGAGAGCAGGATCCCCATACCGCCGATGCGGTGCAGTCTATCGTCTCCGACTACATCCGGGACATCACCGAGATGGAAGAACAGGAAGAGCTGATCAAACAGGACGCCGCTATCTACGGCTCCGGTTTCGGTATGTACTTCTGGGACGGTAACGAAGGTGAGGTCGGCTTTGAGCGCACCGATCCCTTCAAGATATTCCCGGCCCCCGGTGCACGCGATGTCGAAGACGGTAAATACCTCATCATCGCTGATGCGGTTCCGCTGTATGAAATCCGCCGCCGCTGGAAGGGCGTTGATGTCAAGGCTGACACCAAACTGCTGGAGTCCATTGCCTACAACCGGGCAGAAGACAAACCCGGTATTACCGAGGCTGGTGATGGTTCCTCCGACTCTGTGAAAGATGTCAGCGATATGGCCCTGGTGCTGTTCGCCTGGACCTATGACGACGATGTTGACCAATACCCCAACGGTCGGCTGACCATTACCGCCGGCAAAGCCCTGCTGTGGGACGGCCCCAATCCCCTGCCCATCAAAGGACGCCCATTTGTCAAGTTCGACTACACACCGGACGAAGGCTTCTGGGGTATCGGTGAGGTGGAATTCCTGATCGATCCCTCCAAGATGATCAACAAGCGTAAGAACCAGATACAGGACAACACCGACCTGCTGGCCAACGGCCGGCTGGGTGTCGATGTCAATAAGATCCCGGAATGGAAGAAGATCAAGGGCAAAGCCCGGGAAGTTATACCGGTACAGGGCAGCCCCAAGGACGCCATCTGGGCAGACTACGGACGCCCGATGCCGCAGCAGGTGGTAGCCGATATGCAGGATTCGCTGTTCTGGGTAAACCTGCTATCCGGTCTGCAGGAGGTGGGCCGCGGGGTTATCCCCAAGGGCGACCCTTCCGGTGTGGCCATCCAGACAATAATGGAATCGGTCAACATCCGGGTCCGGAAAACCTCCCGCTCCTGGGAACGGTTCCTGAAACGCAGCGCCACTATGGCAGTTGATATGCTTCAGCTATATGAGCCCACCAAACTGTTCGCCATCCTGGGCGACGGTGAGGAAGTCCAATACCTGCGTGCCGACGACCTGACGCTGGACACCCGCTATAACATTCGGGTGAGATCCGGCAGTACGCTTCCAACCAACCGGGCAGGGAAACTGGAAATGGCTATCCGTCTGGTTCAAGTTGGCATCATCCCACCGGATGTAGCCCTCGACCTTGTAGACATACCCGAGGTCAAACTGATCATCAAGAAACGGGAGCAGGAAGCCGCAGCCCAGACTCAGGCAGTCGCCGCCAACCAGCAGCAATCCGAAGAACAGCTGGCACAGAACCTGGCTGGTATCGAACAACAATTCAACCAAGGAGAACTAACCTATGAGCAATAAGCCTAACACTTCCCCGGAACCAGTGGAGCAGTCCCCTCTTGAAACGGGCGCCGCTGAAGCTCCCACTTCTGAAGCGCCCGACACCCAAGACCCCCTCAAAGCCGACGCCATCGTCAAGATCCGCAAGTCAATGCGTTATGACTTCGAACAGATAATGCTCACCGCCTGGGCGATAGAGCGCCGCAAGCTCCGCCAGGGACCAATGCAGGGTGTGGCCTGGCTGCAGAAGGTTCTCAATCTGGACCGTGACAAAGCCATCGAGCTATACCGCGCCTTCAATAACCACTGGAGAGAGAAGCAGGGTAGATAGCTGACAGCTATCAAAGGGTCTTTGCATAAAAACCCTCAAACTGAACCTATTATATAGGGGGTGTTCCCGACATACCGGGTGCGCCTCCTGCCACTAACCGGGACCAACCCCCACCGGAGTCCCAGGAGGAAACACGAATGGATAACTTGAATCTCGAAGGGATTGGACCACTCGAAATCACCGAGCAAGGCACCGATACCGACAACACCCCAACTGATCAGACTGCCGCCGCGGAGACTGATCCTAATACTGCTGACGCTGACCCCACTACCAATGATCCCACTATCGATGGTAACGACGGGACTCAAACCGAGCAACCCAAGTACACCGTCAAGGTCAATGGTGAAGAAGTCGAAGTCACCCTGGAAGAGCTGCAATCCGGCTTTATGATGCATAAGGATTACACCTCAAAGACCCAGGAGATTGCTGCTGTGCGCAAGCAGATCGCTGACTTCGAACAACTCACCGGCTGGAAGATGGACGAGGCACTCCAGTTCTACCAGAACCAGGCAACGCCACCCGGAGACGGACAAGGTGACGCCGGCAATGAAGCAACTGACCCCAAAGTACAGCAGCTCGAACAGCAACTGAATACGGTAATGGAGTTTGTTAAAGGCCAACAGGCCGAACAGCAACTCACCCAACAGATTGCTGACCTGCAAGGTAAATACGGCGACAAGTTCAGTGCAGAGCAGGTCATCGACTTTGCCTTAAAGCATAATGAACCCGACCTCGATAAGGCGTTCAAACTGATGCGTGCCGACCAACTGGATGAAGCAACCCTTCGGGAACAGATCCGTCAGGACCTGCTCAAGGAGATGGGAGCTACCCATACCAGACAGCAGAACGCTTCGGTGACGATGCCTACCAATGGTGTCGGTGTTCAGAACCTGGAACAGGGGCCGCCCAAGACAATACGGGAGGCCAGCCAACGCACCTTGCAGGATATTAAAGACAATAATATCCAGCTCACCCTTGATTAAGGGGAGCCTATCTTTGTAAGGAGAACACTAACGTGGCACTGAATTACACCTCTATCGAAGCCCTCGTCAAGAAGAATTACCTTCCTGGCGTCGTCGACAACATCTTCACATCCAGCCCGGTTCTGGCCCGGCTGCGGGAACGCTCTGACAAACAGAATGGCGGTTCCAAGATTGTCAAATCCCTCCGTTATTCGGAAGGTAACTCCGGCTCCTACAGCGGATTCAGCCAGTTCACCATCAACACCAACTACAAACAGCACACCGCTGCCGAGTATGATTGGCGTCAGTACTATGCCAACCTGACCATCGACGGTGAGGAAGAGGCCAAGATCAGTGGCGACAACGCCATTGTGAAGCTGGTCGAAACCAAAGTTGAAGCTGCCAAGAACGATCTGAAACACGATCTGTCCAGCGGTATCTACAACGACGGCACCGACACCACCGGTATCGACGGTTTGCCGGTCATCATCGATGACGACAATACCTACGGCGGCATCGCCCGTGGCACCTACACCTGGTGGAAAGCCAGCCTGGTGGATGCAACCAAACGCACTACCGCCAACCTGGAAGACTCCACTGCGGCTACTTACTTCCCGAAACTGCTCCGTGCGGGCATCTCGGCCTGTAAGATCAACAACGAACGCCCCACGTTGATCATAATGACCGACGACCTGTTCGACCTGTTGGCCGACATCCTGGATGAAAAGCAGCGCTTTATGGATCCCAAACTGGCCGACCTGGGCTTTGAGTCTATCAAGATTCAGGGCGTCACTGTGGTTCCGGACAGTATGGCACCGGATTACGCCTGCTACTTCATCAATGAAGATTACCTGCAGTTGATCGAACACGCGACCCGGAATATCTCGCTGTCCGAGTTCGTGAAACCCGCAGACCGTGACGGTAAAGTCGCCCAGTTGTTCTGGATGGGCAATCTGGCTTGCAGCGCCTCGCGGAATCACGGCGGGTACACAAACCTGGGAAATGACTCCTAAGAGTCACCAATAAACTAACACAGGGCTTGTACCACGCAGGCCCTGTGTGTATATTACGGATAAGAATATGACCGGCATTTACCAAATCACCTGTGAAGCAAACGGCAGACGATACATTGGTCAGACTGTTGACTTTATGCAGCGACGCAAGGATCACCTGTATACGTTAAGGAAGCAGACCCATAACAACGATCATCTACAGAAAGCCTATAATAAGTATGGCAGAGAAGCCTTTAAGTTCGAAGTAGTAGAGGAAGTATATAACCCCGAAGACCTCGATGCCATCGAACAGTTCTGGATTGATACCGCTGAATGGGGGAACCTCTTTAACATCAAGCGCACTGCGTCGTCTCCCTATGCACCCGGGAGCCAGCGTAAAGGACAGACAGACCGCTATCTTATCGATCCGAAGGGTAAGACCCATCGCTTCGTTAATATAGACCAGTTTGCCAGGAAGCACGGACTCAATAGTAATGGCGTTAAAGCAGTCCTCAGAGGGGATTATCGCTATCACCTCGGCTGGACCGTCGCCGACCCTGAGATTCGTGCCAAGTTTGACTATAGCAAGCCAATGATAAATGCCAGCGAAGCAGACCTTTGTGACCCGGACGGCAACATCGTCCACGTTGTCAATGTTACCAAGTTCGCCAAGGAGAATGGACTGCAGCAGGCTGCTCTTGACCGGGTTATCCACGGTAAACAGCGTCACCATTTATGCTGGACCTCCGCCGATCCTCTTATCCGTCAAAAGTGGGACTACTCTAAGATGCAATTAAGGAGACCACAGAATGACTGCCAATCAAGCCATCAACAGAATACGTTATAAGTTAGATCAGCTTGACACCTCAAATACCAGCTATGCTGACACTGAGATCATCAAAGAAGTGAACGCTGCCCGTCGGGAGATGTCTCGTATTCTCCCTAAGCGGCTGTTTCCTAACCTGCTAACCACGGCTGACATTAACATCGAATCCGGTAAAGGTGTATTACCTTCCAACTATCTGGAAGTATATCCATCCGGCTATACATTAATAGACTCTGTTCAAGCAACGATGATCGATCCGGTACTTCTGCCTAACCTGACCAGAAACCTGAACACAGCTCCTGGCACGGAGAACAAATACTACTTCATCCAGGCCGGTCAGTTTTATGCATTCCCGGTAACCTCAGAGTCCAGCACCTTTAACTACTATGCATATCCGGCAGACCTTTCGGAGAGTGGTGGCACGTCTGACGTTACCGACCTTCCGGAAGACATTAACGACATCGCAGTGGAGCTGGCCTTCGCCGCATTAATGTCCACCGAGCGTGGCAATGCCGCCCTGGCAGCTTCCGTTCAGAATGATGCCTATGCCAAGATCAAAACCATTATTGCTACCAATCAACCAGGAGCATAACCCAATGAACGAATTGACTATAAAAGCACAGGGTATCGTGAGCGGCTATGTCCGTGATGCCCGCACCAAAGAAGTGATTGAAGGCTCCGAGTTCGAGATGCACAACACTGTCCACTCTGACCTGCTGAACCTGATCGCTGCCCGGCTGGGAGCTGACTCCTCCAGCGACATCCAGTTCCTGCAGACCGGCACCGGAGACCAGTTCGATACCATCGTATTGCAGTATGACGCAGCTGGTGAACCGGCCTACCTCGGATGCCAGACGATTGCCAAAGCCGCAGGCGGCACCGGATCGGTGGCCTGGGTAGAGTTCCGCGGTGTCTATACCGCTGCAGCTGACAAGACCTTTGAAGGAGTCGTCCTGGCCAAGAACTTCTCCCCCGGAAGCCAAGCCTTTTTGAACACCTGGGCCTCAGCTACTTTCGCCAAGACGGTGTATACCGGACAGGAGCTGGTTTTACATTGGCGTGTAACTTTCGCCGCCTCATAAGGATAAGACTATGGCTCTCAACGGATGTAAGTCAGGAGTCTACCTTATCGAATGCACTGCCAATGGTAAGTTCTATGTTGGCAGTTCGAAGAACCTCAGACACCGGCTGAAAGAACACATCAACACACTGAATAAACAGAAGCACCATAACCCACACCTACAGTGTGCCTGGAATAGGTATGGTGCTGATGCCTTTAAGTTCAGTGTTCTGATGGGCAGCCCGACTCCTATCCCACGGGACATCCGGGTGGATATGGAACAGATGTGGATAATGGCCTATTCCAGCCACTATGGATGGAAAGGCCTTTTCAACATAGCACCCTATGCGAATGCCCCAGTGGCTACCGGCACTCCTGAGTCTTACCGCCGTGGAGTAGAGTCACGACAGAAGTATTATAACGATCCGGAGTGGCAAGCCACTCGTAATGAAGCAGTAACAGCTGGTATTAGGGAATACTACAAAGACCCGGCAGTCCGAGCCAAAGCCGCTGATAAGATTAAGAGGTGCTGGCAGAACCCGGAGACCCGGGCCAAGAAGTCTGGTATCAACCACTACGAAGCGAAACCCTGGCCTGTTATTACACCTGACGGTATTCCGATGACCATACTGGATCTACCAGCCTACTGTAAGGAGAACAACATCGAAGGTAGCGCTATCCGGATGGTTGTCAATGGAACCAGGAAACACCACAAAGGCTACACTGCTTTCGATCCTGACATCCGTGCGAAGTGGGACTACTCTAAAATGCAAATACGGAGACCAAGAAATGCCTGCTCCCTTAGAGCTAACTGACATCAGTGATGCTTCCATCCAGTCTACCAACGGTGGTGAAGGCCGCGCCTGGCAGATTACCTTTTACCTGGGCGCCACCAATGCCGGACACATCTTCGACACTGAGAACAGCTTTTCAGACGGCGCTGCTCCGGCATCCGCCGAGGAGCTGATCCTGTTTATCCAATCCATCGATGCTGATATTGACATCCCCGCCGGCTATAAGGTCGATGTGACCAGCGGCGGTGAGACCTACACCATCACCTTCCGGACCGCCATTACCGGCAGCGCCGACCATACCCTGTATGTGGACCTGTTCGGTGACCTATACACCGACAGCGGGCTGACGACACCTCACTCTGATATGGTGCAGATGTTCAGTTCTGGTGTTGGTGCAACAGATGCTTCCAGCCAGCTGAGTGAGAACTTCTCCGATACCATCAATGCCAGCGACCGGGTGAACGACCTGAAAGACTATATGACCGATACGGTAAACGTCTCCGACCGGGTATGCGATACCACCGGATACCTGCAGGATAAGGTTACCGCATCGGATGAACTGACCTACCACTTCGGTGACTGGGATGAGAAGACTTACCCGTCCGCCGACTGGGAAGAGCAAATACGGAGATAATGAATATGTATAAGTTTAGTTCTATTAAGGCTGAAGTTCTCTCGAACCTGCTGAACAATCCGGCCATCACTCCGCGGGAACTGAATATGGCCGTTAACCGTGCCTACCAGCGGACAGCCTCCGCCCTGGATGGCATCAACACCGACTACACCCTGACGATAAACACCGCCACCCCTTTCCGGATGTTACCGGATCAGGTCATCGATACCAAAGAAGTCCGCTACATTGACAGCGATACCGACCACGGCACCATCCTGAAGCAATCGTTACAGCTGTTTCAAGGGGAAGAGGCCAGCGGTATCCCGGCGAGCTTCTACCTGGATAACCCCCGTACCCGGGACTACTCGGTTATCTACTTCAACCCGTCGCCCTCTACCGGCACTATCCAGATCGACTGCCGGATCATCCCCTCTGCCCTGACGGATGACGACGCCGAGATGCGCCTCAAAGACGACGAGATGGATATCGTTATCAACCTGGCTTCCAGCTTTCTGGCGGCCCGGTACAACCCCCAGATGTACGCACTCTACAAGAATGAGTATAAAGATGCACTCTTTACCGCTCAGGAGAACCGGAAACGGATGCAGAACCTGACCGAGTTTCCCACGCTCGAAGTGAGTGACGATTACTACAATAACCCACTGGCCTGGCTTACCACGGAGGACTAACCGATGATGGAGATTCGAGACTTCAAGGGACTTAACCTTCGTATGGACGAGACCGATCAGGCGCCCGAGTACGCCCGGGAGCTGCTGAACTACGACCATACCCTTGTTCCCGGAAAGCTGACGATCCGCCACGGTTATACCCGTTACCTGACCGACAGCTTCGGCTATGCCCAAAAGGGATATGAGTTCCTGACCAGTGACAACGACCGGGTTTACCTGATGGTATCCGGCGACGACCTGCTGGCTAAGGTCAATACCGGAGACTGGACGGTGCAATCGTTACCGGAAGGCTGCTCCATCGATGCCGACAATGTTGAATTCTACACCTACAAAGACCGGGTGTATATCATCTCTCCCGGCTCTGTTCCGATGGTGTTTATCCATATCGAAGCCGAAGACCTCTACAACAGCTACAGCACAGTTGACAGCTGGGTGCTGGCCAAAGCTTCGATGGTTATTACTCACCAGGGGATTCATCTTCCCAAGCGGGTGATCACCAACCCGGATAACAGCGACCAGCTGATTATTGCTACCGCCTCCTCCGCCAGCTCCAGTCAGATGTCCGGTGGCCTGGAGATCCGTAACAAGTCCGACTTCACCCTGGTGCAGCGGCTGGGCTTTGAAGATGAGACCTACAGCCGCTGGTCGATGGGCCGTTGCGATGTAGCCACCGACGGCACCTATGTCTACGTCCTGGCCTACGCTCAGGCGGATACCGGCAGCCAGCGCCATATGCTGCTGAAGTATGACCCGTCTACCTGGGAAGTGCTGGCCAACTACGGACACGACCTCAGCGAAGATCTGTGGGATGCCCGCAGCCTGGCCTACTACAACAGCAAGGTTTATGTGGGCTTCGACGACGGCATCAAGGTTCTCAATACCACCGATCTATCTGTGGACACCACTTATACCGCCGGCCCCACTTACCTGAAAGCTCTGGCAGTTGACAGCAACAGCGGCTACCTCTATGCGATTGAGGACCACGACTCCACCCGTAAACTGTGGCGGATGTCCAGTGACTTCGCCATAACCAGTAGCGTCAACCTGACCTACGAGGCCGTCAGCATCGGTGCCGCCAGCGGCAATACCTATGTCTACGTGGTGGACGCCGACAACAAATGTATCAAGGCTTACAAAGCATCTGACCTTTCTGCAGTTACCGACCCGGTTATCACCCAGGGCAATACTTACAATACAGTGGTCAACCCCCAGGGTATCTGCTGGCACGCCGACCTGGGATGGTTGGCTCTCGATGCTTATAAGATTACCCGCTGGACCCAGCAACTGATCGGCGGCTACTTGTTCTTCCACTACGTCAGCCGGCTGGATGATGTCGGTTCGGTGCAGTTTGTCCTGACCGATACCACCACCAGCAGCGATGAGAACCATCTGGGCGACGGGCAGTATTTCTATGCAGTATCGCTGGTCTATGACGGTCAGGAAGAGGCAATGATGTCCCACCCAATCTACTGCTCCCTGATCCAGCGGACCGGAGACACCAACACTTTTACCAACCATCTGCGGCTGATGGTTAAGAACGAGGCCCAGATGCAGCGGGTCAGCGCCTTTCACATCTGGCGGGCCTTTTCCCCCAGCCTGTCCGGACCGCAGCCCACTTCTCCCTTCCGCTTCCTGAGACGGATATCGGTAACGTCAGCGAAGTGGTCCACTGTTGACGGCAACTTTATCTACGACTTCACCGACTACAAACCGGAAGATCAGATGTCCACGATGACCTTTGAGGCGATGACCGGTATGTCCGAAACCCTGCGGGGACGGGAAGTATCCATCGATACGGCGACTGTTCTGGACGGACAGCTCTTTGCCGGCGGTATTCACTACACCGATGACAACGGTGAAGCAGTGGACCTGCCCCAACAGGTGCGCTGGTCTCCCCACGGCTCAATGAGTCAGGTGCCCATCGGTGCTGAAAACTACACCAACATCGGCGACACCTCTGCCGGTAACATTCAGGCAATGCAGTCGGTCTTCAACCGGACAGTGGCCTTTACCGAGCACGCTGTCGTCTTTATGTATGACGGCCTGATTGAACGCACCTTAACCGGCTACAGCCTGGTCGATAAGAACTCCCTGGCCAAGTATGACAACTCGCTGTTCTTTGCTACCAGCGACGGCATCTACATTCTGGAAGGGTATAACATCTCCAAGATCAGCGACTCCCTGGCGGAGAATATGCAGATCAGCCGGGCCCGCGGTATCGCTGTTCCGGAACGTCAGGAGTATTGGGTAACGATTAATAACTATTACACCTACATCTTTCATCTGCCGACCCGCAGCTGGCGGCGTTACAGTTATACATTCGAAAGCTACTACCTGAACCCTGACCGGCAGCTGATCGGTCTGAAACCCACCGCCCTGTATCAGCTGAACCAGGGGACCACCGACGATGGTGCTGACATCACCGCGGTGTATAAAACCCCCAAGATGGTCTTCGCCCTGGATGCGATTAAGTATCTGAAGCGGCTGATATTCAGGGGCACCGGCGCACTGAGCTTGACCGTTACCTGTGCAGATAAGACGGATAATTATACAGCAACCAGTATATCCCCTCACTGGATCCGCCACCTGAGAGGTTTCTTCTCCAACTGGTTTCAGCTGCGGGTATCGCAGACCGGCCCCTGTTCAGACCTCAGCGGTATATCGCTGGATATCAACACTACTTCAAGACTGGAGGAGAATGCCTGATGGCCCAGCCGTTAAGTATCCCGACCAAAGCTAACATAAAAGACCCGGACCTATTGCAGGCCTTCGAGACGCTGGAGACCCACGTCCCCACCCGCAAGTCCGTTGAAGAGACCACCCTGCCCCGACCCACGGCGGTGAATACCAACCGTCCCAACCACAGCGAAGGCAAGGATGGCGACCTAACTATATACCAAGAGGACGGCGACCTCTACCTGACCATCAAGGTCAACGGGCGTCACCGTCGTATTGCCAAACTGGAGGAACTATAATGGAACCTATGACTATGATTGCCGGCGGTAGTGCCCTTGCCGGGCTGATCGGCTCCATCCTCGACCGTCCTGAAACAGCTCAGATGTCTCCTCAGCTGAAAGCTGCCCTGGAAAAGCTGCAGCTGCGGGCCAAGGAAGGGATGTCTGACGAAGAGGAAGCCGCCTATATCAACCAACTGAAAGGCCACCTGGCCAGCGAAGCCGATGCTGCCAAAGCCCTGGTCGACAAGAAGATGGGTGGTAACCAGGATACTGGTGCCTATATGGCCGCATTGCAGAGGATACAGCAATCCAAGAACAACACCATCGGTGACGGTTACAACAACCTGAAACAGATGGACGAGCAGGTCAAACGTCAGGCTGAGTCTCAGCTGGTGAATGCCGGACTGATCGAACAGCAGATCAACGAGCAGTCCCGCCTGATGGAGAATGCTCAGAAACCCTGGGGCGACCTGGTTGGATCCGGTATCCAGATGCTTGCGATGGAGAACTACCTGAAGAAGATGAAGGATGCGAACAAAGACTTGTATACTCCCAAGTTCAACGGTGGCGGTCTGGCACAAATGCCCGGCTTCAACCAATACGTCGGTAAGAAATGGGGGAATGTCTAATGGGAGCCTTCAACTTTAACATCGGAGACGTAGCCCGCGCACTGGGTAATGCCGGAGTGAAAGGGGCCCAGGCCTATACCGCCGTCAAACAGAAAGAGCTGACCCGGCAGGAAAAGCTACAGGAACTGGCCCGCCAGCTGCTCCAGAAACAGGCTGAGATGGATTACAAGTCTCAGGTTGAACGTGGCGACCTGCTCTGGAAAGACCAGAACATCACCCAGCCCGGTGAACAGCGGGGTATCGATAATGCCGTTACCAAAGAGCAAAGACTGATACCGGTCAAGAACCAGGGTGAAGTAGATAAGATTACTGCGCTGTATGGTAAACCTGGTGCCCCCGGTGTGGTTGCCGAAGGCGCCAAGGCAGCCGCCAGGATCGATGCCGAAGCGGAGTATGCCACTGATCCCATCACCGGTCTCAAATACAGCCGGATGAAGGAAGCATCCCGGCCGGTTACCAATATCAACAACAATCCGCTGCCCGCCAAGGATGCTTACAATATCTGGAAAGAACAGTCTGATGCCAGCGGTGCAAACTACCTGAAGTATATGAAGCTCAAGAACGACGGCAATGCCAAACCGGGGGATGTCCAGGCACAGGGTAAAGAGCTGATGCGCTCTATCATCAATGAATATGTATACGGAAAGATGATGAACGATCCCCAGCAGGATGCCCAGTCTCAGGCCAAATACTATGATGGGATTGTCACCAAGCTGACCAAAGATCCGGCCAGCGCCCTGCAGGAGATGATGCAGACCAAAGACGGACTGAGTGGTATCTCCCGCCAGTATCTCAACGAGCTTAATAAGAACGGATGGTTAACCGAGTTAGTGGAGAACACCTATGGCACAACCAACTTCAGCTGGTAGCCTGCAAACCAACGAGCGTTTCCTGGGTAAACTGTATAATACCCTGCACTCCGATCAGGGGACATTCGAAGACTTCAAGGCCTACATCGGCAAGATGTCTCCGGAAGAGTTCAATGCCAAGGTGCCCGGCAAAGTGAGGGAGGTTTACGATACAGTAAGCAATCAGGTAAGTTACGACGACTTTATGCAGGGTTTCCAGAAGACATACGGTGACAATGCATTTAACCTGATTCAGTCCGGATTCGCGGATATGCACCAGAGAGCAGAAGCGCTGAATGAAACCCGTGACCCCAGAGCAACCCGTGAAGAACTGGAGCAGGCGCTGATTGAAGGCGCCACCGAAGAGCAGGTCAAACAGTTCCAGAAGACCCGGGAATACCGGCAGCATCTGATCGACAAAGGTGTGGCCGACTATAAAGAGAACCGTGAACAGCTGAAACAGATGCCACTGCTCAAAACGGCAGTCCGCACCCAGATGCCTATTCCGGCACCATCGATGCCTGAGCCTATCCCGTCGCATACTACCGTCAAGGTAGAACCGCTGCCGGCACACAAACCACAGACCATCGATCCCGGTGAAGACCTTCTGGCCAATGTCAAACCGGAAGACCTGATTGCACCGGAGACCACCGATGCCGGTGGCTGGGTAGCTTTCAAGAATGCCCTTGCCAAGTCAATGTCGCTGGGAGCGGACGACCCCCGTAAAAAGCAGGTCCTCCCCGGCGTCAGCCAGGAAGAGCTGTATCCGGACACCGAGAAGGAACACCCCTGGTTCACGACCCTGGGAGCCCTGGCAGGCGATGCTCCCTATATCGCCCTCTCCTACGCAGTCACCGCTCCCGCTGGTACTATCAAAGCCGCCGGAACAGTTGGCAACTTCCTGGCCCGTGAATTCATTGCCGGCACTGCTTTCGGCGCTATCAAAGGCGTCGATCCTCTGAAGTCCGGTGCTGAGTTTGCGGTAATGGGTGGCCTGTTCCACGGAGCCGGCAAGGTTATCAAGAGGATCGGGGTTCCGACATTGGACAGGCTGGGCTTCGAACTGAGCAAAGGTTTATCCAAATTCAAACCGGTCCGCTTGACCGAGAAGAGGATTAATAAGCTGAAAGGCGATATCTATGTTTTAGTAAATGCCAAGACCGGTAAGACAATCCATACCCCGGAACAGTTGCGTATCAATATGCAGCACGGTGCTAAGGAAAGCGAGGCCGCTGAATCCCTTGGCGCTTCCGGTGCTGAGTCCCTGAAGAAGCTGCTCAATCAGGAATTCATCCTGGTTCGCTTCAACAAAGGACTGGACAGTCAGCTTAAACTGGCCACTTCCGGACCCGGACGGGCGAAACTGGCTAAGGATATGCTGGCCAATGGTAATGCGTACAAGGTCAGGCTCACTGAGAAACCGCTTGGCCTGTCCCCGAAGAATGTACGCAAGGCACTGGCTAAACTGAAAGGCCGGGTAATACAGAACCCGGAAACCGGCCATAAGCTACTGATCCAGAAGGTAAGGCAGGACGGAACTCTGAATGTTGTGGACATCACCAACCCGGAAGGCAATGCCATCCTGGGCACCACCACCATCGATAACCTGCACAACTGGCGGATTGTGGATGATGCCCATCTATCCATATTGAAGGATAAACCCTTACATCCTGACATCACCCCCGGGAATGAAGTGGTTGTAGGTAAACAGGATCCTGCAACAGTAGGGGAACTTCTGGACCGGCCAATGTGGAAAGAGTATGACTCCAGGATGATCGATGACATCAAAGCCAAACGGGAACAGGGCATCGATTTCGATGACGAAGGGCTGATGACTGGTTATACAGAACCGCCGGCAGTTGCACCGGGCGAGATCGCCGATGAGATGTTCGACCTGATGGACGACAGCTTCTTCCGTTCACAGTATCGAAAACTCACCGGGCAGAAACTACCCCCGAGCAAGGATGCCCTGGCAGAGTTCAAACAGAATGTCCGCAATGACCTGGAAGACTTTGTCCGCTACGTCGAAGATGATGTCATCCCCTTTAACCATAAGCAGAACCTGACTCTGAAGTCCGATGTCCTGAAGAAGATCCGTCCCCTGCGCCCAATGTTCAAAGGCCTGGAGAAGGACTTCGGCGCTGACTCCCATATCTTTTCTCCGGTCACTGAGACGATGGAACCCATCGAACAGCGGATGCTGGAGTTTGGCACCAAGGTCAAGGGCGCAACCAAAGAAGAACTCGATGCCCTGGTCAACAGCTTCGGTCTGGACGAAATCACCACCGATGCTATTGATAAGCAACGTAATACTGTTCTATCCCAGATATTCAGTCCGGCTGAAATGGCTGATCTGAAACTCAACCCCTTCGGTGGTTCCCGTAAACAGCTGATCGTTG